AAGAGATTGAAGGCCGCAAAAAACTAAACTTTTGGGCTAGATTTGCATTAAGTCTAGTAGTATTTGGAGCATTCTTTGTATTATTGTATTTACTATTCTTTCAAGAAGTTGGAGAAGCGTACAGAGACATCGTAAATATTTTGATCGGAACTTATGTAGCTGTTCTAACAAAAACAGCTGACTACTGGTTCAAAGATAAGGATGATCCAGAACACAAAGAATCAGCCGCATTAAACAATAACGGAGTAACACCATAATGCCATGGGATGCATCTAGACAGAATGAGAAAAGATCAAGTAGAGTCTATAAAGATTTGAACTTGAACTTTACTGCAAATCCAGTTACAGGAGATGTAGCTATGGTTACTGATGTTAATGCTGTTAAAAGGTCTGTCCGTAATCTATTACTTACAAATCATTACGATAGACCATTCCATCCAGAAATTGGTTCTAATGTTACAGCATTACTTTTTGAAAACTTTGGGCCAATAACTGGAAATCAATTAGCTAGAACAATAGAAGAAATGATTGGTAATTTTGAACCAAGAGCTAGAGTGGAAACTGTAGAATGTTATCCTGTACCAGATACAAATACTTATGATGTCAGGATTTATTTTTATGTTGAAAATTTACCAGCAGAACTTATAGAATTTCAAACAATATTAGAATCGGTAAGATAATATGGCTATAAACGCAAAGGGAAAATTAGAAATTACAGATTTAGATTTTGATACAGTTAAGGCTAATTTCAAATCATTTCTCTCTCAACAAACACAATTCACAGACTACAACTTTGAAGGGTCTGGTATGTCGGTTCTTATGGACTTATTGGCATACAATACTCACTATTTAGCATTCCATGCAAATATGCTTGCGAATGAAATGTTCATAGATACTGCATTAACTAGAGCGAGTGCTGTTTCTCATGCAAAATCATTAGGTTACTTACCATCATCAATGAAATCATCAAATACATATGTTGATGTTACAGTTACAGGTGTACCAACTACACAGAAAACTTTAGTCATGAACGAAGGAACTGTTTTTACTACATCAGTAAATGATGTTAGTTATCAATTTGTAACTATTGGAGATCATACTGCAACATCGGATACTGGAATTTTTGTTTTTAGTGGAATTAGAATTTATGAAGGAACAAGAATTACTTATCAATATACAGTAGCTTCTAATAATCTTGAACAACAATTTATAATTCCTTCTTCAGAAGTAGATACCAGCACTTTAGTGGTATCAGTACAAACATCTGGATCTGACCTTACTACAGAAACCTATACTCTTAATACAGATTATACAACACTAACATCAACAACTCTAAAATATTTTTTACAAGAAATAGAAGATGGAAGATTTGAAGTATATTTTGGAGATGGTGTTGCTGGTAAGAAACCTAGTGATGGAAATATTATTATTTTAAAATATGTAGTTACTAATGGAAGTTTGTCTGATGGTGCAAGTGCATTTACCCCAGCTTCAACTGTAGGTGGATATTCTAATGTTTCTGCATTAGCAACAGCTAGTGCTTCTGGTGGAGGTGATGCAGAAACAGTTGACTCTATTAAATTTAATGCACCATTAAAATATGCAGCACAGGGTCGTGCTGTGACACCAGATGATTACAAAGCTATTGTTCCTTCAGTATATTCCAATATTAAGTCTATACAATGTTGGGGTGGTGAAGATAATGATCCACCAATTTATGGAAGGGTATACATTGCCATCAATCCTAATACTGGAACTACTTTAACAACTACAACTAAAAATACAATTATAGCTAGTTTAAAAAATTATAATGTTGCATCTATAGCACCAGTAATAGTAGATCCTGAAATCTTGTATTTGGTTTTGGGAGTAACCGCAAAATATAATTCTACCTTGACAGAAAAAACTAAAACAGATATTAAAGCTTTGGTTGAAACAACCGTAAGCACATTTAATACAAACAATCTTCAAAAGTTCGATAGTGTATTCAGACATTCTAATCTCTTAAATGATATTGACAATACTGATAATTCTATTTTGTCCAGTACTGCAACAATGAAATTGAAAAGAATTATTACACCAACTTTGAGTGCTGTAACCAAATATACTATTAGTTATAATAATGCTGCTTATCATCCAGCTTTAAATTGGGCCCAGACGGTTGTAGAATCTACTGGATTTTATTTATCTGGAAATACCAATGAACAGTTTATCGATGATGATGGTAATGGAAATATTAGAAGCTTTTATCTTTTGGGTGGTACTACTAAGACTATTACTAATGCAACAGCAGGAACTATTAATTACACTACAGGAGAAATAGTTTTGACTTCATTTAACATTACCAATACAATTAATACTGATAATACTATAAATGTTACCATCAAACCAGATTCCAATGACATCATTCCTGTAAGACAACAAGTTATAGAAATAGATACAGTAAATACAACGGTGACTGCTGAGGTTGATGAGTTTGCAGCTGGAAGTGCAACAGCTGGTGTAGGTTATACCACATCTAGTTCAACTGCCTCTGTAGGAAGCACATACACCACATCGTAATATGGCGAGTACATTTTTAGATGAAAAGATTTCATCCTTTATAGAAGATAAATTTCCAGAATTCGTAAAGGCAGACCATCCTGTCTTTGTGGATTTCCTAAGACTGTATTATCAGTTTTTGGAAGCTGCAAAGATTACCCTCACTAAAGTTCAACTCTCAGACCAAATCCTTTTAGAAAATAAACTGACAGAAAATTTCATGCTCAATGAGGATGGAACTAAGTTCGTTTATGAAGATTCTCAATATGGTGAATTTATAAAGGGTGAGACTGTTACTGGTCAAACCTCTGGTGCTGTTGTTACTATTCTTTCAGAAAATAATGCAAGTGGTTTTCTTTATGTTGAACATAACAGATTTCTACAAGTCGATGAAGTAATCGTTGGTGGTACTTCAGATGCAACTGCAACCATTTCTAAGTATCAAGGAAATCCAGTACAAAACATTCAACAACTTTTAGAGTATGTTGATGTAGATAAAACCATAACTGATTTCTTAGATCAATTCCGAAATACCTATCTTACTGCTGTTCCTAATACTTTAGCGCCAGGAGTTTCCAAACGAAAATTAATAAAAAGTGTTCGTGACCTATACCGAGCAAAGGGTTCAAAGAAGGGGCATGAAATATTCTTCAGACTAATGTTTGGTGAAACACCAGAACTCTTTTTTCCTACAAATAACCTTCTTAAAATTTCAGCTGGTGATTGGACAAGTGATACTGTTATTAGGGTTATTGCAGATGAAAATGATCCAAATAATTTAATTGGACAAACTATAACACAAACAATCAATCCTGCCCTTAATGCAATACTTGCAACAGCTACTGTAGAATCAGTACTTCAATTACAAGAAGGTGAAATAACAGTTTATCAATTAATCTTAAATGTAGCCTCCATAGCCGGTACGTTTATAACTGGTGCAACTATAACAGGAATTGACAATTCCGATGCAGACGTAGCAATTTCAGCAACTATTAGATCTATACTTACTGGAGCAATTGTAACTTCAGGAGCAACTGCATATACAGTTGATGATGATGTTACAGTTACAAGTGGAACTGGTAAGGATGCAGCTATTAATATTGTAGATGTTGGTTCTGGTGAAGTAGACCAAATTGTTATTGATAATCCAGGCACAGGTTATGCTATAGGTGATAATTTATTTTTTAATAATACCAATACAGAAGGTTCGGGAGCTTCAGCAACTGTTTCTAATATTGGTGGAGCGATTGCACCAGAGGCTGGAGATATTGCTGCATATGAAATGGTAACTTCAGATCATATTATTTATGAGCCAGGCACAGAAGCAACAGATGCATATACAGGTGCTCAAATACAATTTGAAACAGATACTTTTGTAGATTTGGGAAATCAACCAGAAAATGGCCCTCATCATGTAGCACATAACTATTTTGGTTCTAGTATAGATGCTGAAGTGGAAGAGATTGTTAATATAAGAATGAACAGTAAGGGGTCTGGATATGAAAAACTTCCAACAGTTATTCCTACCGAATTTAGATTACGATGGAATACTTATGCACTCTCTTCTTCTGGTGAATTTATAGTTGGGGAAAGTATTTCTAATAATGCGGCTCCTGCTATAACAGCAACCATTGCAACAATGTTATCGGGAGTTATTAGTGTAGCAAATTCAACAGGAACTTTTACATCTAGTCAGATTATAACTGGAGCTACTAGTGGTGCTACTGCAACTCTTACTACAGTAGATACTCTTGGTTCTAATGCTACTTTTGTTGCATGGTCAACTTCTGGTATTGGTTCTGTTACAGGTGTAGAGGTTTCTCAGTTTGGTACTGGATATTCTACTGCACCAACTATTACCGTTCCTGTAAAACTTCTAATTACCAGAAATACAGCAGTAACAGAACCTACTGATGTATCGGTAGCCAATGCTTTTGCAGTTGGAGATACTATAACAGGTCAGACTTCAAATGCTGTTGGTGTAATAACTGCATGGGATAATACTCGACAAACACTTACAATTAAACTTACTTCTTTAACATATACAAAAGCAGAAGTTCTTACTAGAGGAGCTACAACTAATTATGCGGTAGTATCAGAAATATCTCAAGCCACTTTGGATTCTACTATAGGAGTTGTGGGTACTACTGCTGGATCATTTGATAATGATAAGGGTAAGATTAGTGAATCTTTGATGAAGATTCAGGACTCATATTATTATCAAGATTTTTCATATGTGGTTCGGGTTGGTGCAGCTATTGCATCATGGAGAAGTGAAATTAAGAAGGCAGTTCATCCAGCTGGTTTCGCAATGTTTGGTGAAGTAAGTATAACTAATCAAGTTGCAGTAAGACTTACTGTACCAGTTTCGGGTATCACTACTGCAACACCAGAACTTGCAACACTCTTTGAAGCAGTTCTTACTACGGTTTTCGGTAGGAGACTTGGAACAGCAGATGATGGTACAACATTATTAGGCGAAACCGAAATGAAGGGTACTACGGATCATGATGCCGGTACTTTGAAACGTGGTAGTCATTATGGTCACAAAACACCATTAACTACAAGTATAGAATCGATTACAAAAATAGGTACTATTGCAACTGTTGAAACCGCAGGTTCACATGGGATTGAGGTAGGAGAATTAGTTCAAATTACAGGTGTAACAACTGCTGGATATAATGGAACCTTTGAGACAATTTCTGGACAATTAACTCTTACAGGAAATACAACTGAGGATTCTAAATCTGTTACTAATATTACCACAACAAATATAAATGCATTGACACTTTATAGTATTACTGGAACAGGAATTGTACCAAGTGTTACAAGAATAAATTCTATTACTACTGCTGGGTCTAGTAATAATGGTACTATTGCATTAACTCATGCAGCTACAGCAGATGGAACTGGTGTGACTCTTACTGCTACTCCCATATCAGTAGATCAATTTAAAATTACGGTTGCTTCTGGACTTGCAACTCCAGCAGTATTGAGTTCAGTTGCAAGTGTACTATTAATATCACCGTTTGATAATTCAACAAGGGATCTGACAATGAGATCCCATAAAGACATTGATATTTTTCCAATTTATGGTGGATGGTCAGCAAATCAAAGAGATAGATATGGTCTTGGCCCAAGACAATCAAATGCAATTAAATATATGTGGGCAGCTCCACCAATTGCAGATACTACTCCTGCAAGAATGGATGATATTGGATATGCATATCCTAATATTATAAGAAGGGGCTCACCAGAAACAGGAACAGATAATGTAGATGCA